CATGGTGCAATGACCGTAGATTTTATAAACCGCCCAAACCATAGAGTAGCGTTTGTTACAGGTACTGGCGGTAAGTTTGTCATCAATGAAGAAACGTTCAAGCAACTAGAAAATATTTGCCGAATCAACGGTGCTACTAAGATAGAATGCGCTGCAAGAGATTCGATGTCTAGGATGTTAGGGCGGTTTGGGTTTAACGAAAAGTACATTATCTTAGAGGTATCATTATGAGCGGCGGCGGATCTTCAGCACCTACAAGTCAAAACGTCACAACGACAAACATCCCCGAATACGCACGTCCGTACGTCGAAAGGACGCTTGGGCAAGCTGCTGCGCTAACGGATATCAACCAGAACCCATACCAGCCATACTCCGGGCAACGGGTTGCGCAATTCACCCCCTTGCAAAGCCAAGCGTTTACAAGCTTAGGGGACATGCAAGTCGCACCCCAACTTGCACAAGCTACGGGTTACGCAAACACGGCTACTCAAGGTGGTATGGCTACTGCTACCCCAGCGCTAGGTTATGGCGCATCGGGTGCGGGCTATGGCGGTATTGGTGCAGGATATGGCGCGTATGCAACAGGTGTGGGTGACCGCTACGCTAACATGGCTACGTCACCCGGGGCTGTAAGCGCCTACATGTCGCCCTATATGCAGAACGTAGTAGACTTGCAAAAGCACGAAGCTAACCGTGCATACGACATTACTGGTGCGCAAACTATGGGTCGTGGTGCTGCTGCTGGCGCTTTCGGTGGGTCGCGTGACGCATTGATGCGTTCTGAAAACGAGCGTAACCGTAACGTTGCGTTGGCTAACATCCAAGCCCAAGGGTCACAATCGGCATACGACAAGGCCATTCAGTCGATGCAGTACGGTACTGGAGTCGGCTTACAAGGATTACAAGCTGGAATCCAAGGCGCACAGACCGGTATTCAAGGCGCTGGTATGGGGCTGCAGGGTGTGCAAGGCGCACAGAATGCTTACAATCTTGGTCTGCAAGGTGCCAATACACTAACCAATATTGGTAACGCACAGTTTGCACAGCAGATGTCTATCGCTGATGCACAGATGCGAGCAGGTGCTGCTCAACAAGCTCAAGCTCAGCGTGGTTTGGATATTCCATACCAAGAGTACCAAGAGCAACTCAACTATCCATACAAGCAATTGGCGTTCCAATCGGACATGTTCCGGGGCTTACCGCTGTCACAAGCCTCGCAGACGATTTACCAGAACACTGGCGCGATGATGCCTCAGTTGCTCGGTGCCGGTCTTGCAGCATATGGCGCTTCAGCTGGTCGCGGTGCTAAAGAAGGTGGCATCATGAAGTCCTATGCTGCAGGCGGCGGTGTGCAGGTTGACCCCCGTGCATTGTCTTCGGTTAGCCCCGCATCTCTTCCCAGCAAATTATCACGTCTAAGTGATGATCAGTTGATGGCGTACGCACGTACGGTCAGAAACCCCGCTGCAAGAGAAGAAGTTCAAGCCGAGATGCAACGCCGTGCCGAAATGCGCCAGTCGCAACAAGCTACGCAAGCACAAGAGGCACAGGCACAGGAAGCTCCAAGTGGTATTGGTCAGCAGCCTATGATGGCAGCGGGCGGCGGTATTGTTGCTTTAAACGGACAGACGGGTAGTACAGCAAATGACCCTGATGCTTCCGAATTTAGTCAAGACCTAGCGGCACGGAAAGAAAATGTACGTATTGAAGATTTACGTAATAAATTAATGCTACCTTTTAAGCAAGTCGCGGGTCCAATTGGATACTTTACATCCCCACCCGAAAAACGTAGCACAGCAAGAGAAATGATGGGTGAGTTGCGTTCGGCTACACCGGAAGAGCTACGAACTTTTCAGGCTGCTGGAGTTACACCAAGCCAACGCCGTACGCAACTAACTCAACAAGCCCAGAACGTTGATTCGCAAGCACAACCAAATCGTGCTGGTGCATCGGAAGCTGTTGCCGCCGTTAACCGGGAATTGTTAAACGAGGATGCAGATAGCCAAGTACAACCTCAAAGTGTAGTAGATTCTGACTATGCAGTAATGGATGCGGCGGAAGCACTGCAGATGCAAGACGCTGATAGCCAAGTACAACCTTATGGTGGCATTACGTCTGCGCCCGCAGCAACAGCGGCTACAGGTACTCCAACAACCACAACATCAGGTATTCCAGCCGCTGCACCGGCGGGTACAACTACGACTACAGGCACTCCAATAACTTCTGCTGCACCTAGCGCTGGTGGTATTCCTACTGTTGGCGGTACTGGTGGCGCTCCTGCTGGTGGTGGAGCTGGCAGTGTTGGTATTCCAGTTGGCGTACCCGGCGATCCAATGAGCTTTGCTACATACCGTGCAAACGTTCAAGACTTGGCTAAGCTTGATCCTGAAGACAAAGCCGTTCTTGCTAACATGGAAGCCCGCACCTTGAAGCGTTTGTCCCGTGCTGAGACACAAGAGAAAGGCGTAATGAACGAAGCGTTTATTGCTGCGGGTCTTGCAATGATGGGTGGTTTGAACCTATCCGATGGTATCCGTCGCGCTGCTGAAAAAGGTGGTACTAAGTATTTTGAATCTAAAGCCGAAGCCCGTAAAGCTATTGACAAGGCAGAAGACGCACAGGATGCATTTGATCAATATCGCACGGCGCTCAAGCAAGGCAACAAGAAGCTTGCTAACGAGATGTACGGCACGTTCTATAAGTCTTACACTGACTATGTTGGTAAGATTCAAGCTGCTGGTATCTCCGCTGGTGCAAGTGATCGTCGTCTTGCGGAAGAAATTAACGCCCGTAAAGAAATGCAACAAAATACGTTGGCGGATCGACAGTTGGCACGTGATCAACAAATGCTTATTCATCAGCAAAACGTTCAAGTACATAAAGACGATTTTGCTGCGAGAATGGCAAACACTAATAATATCCAAGCTCAAACTCTTATGGCTGGGTATGAGTCAAAGATTTCTACGGTTCAGGAAGGTATGCGTAAGACTGCGGCAGATCTTGAAAGGGCGTTTGCAAAACAACGCGAAGCAATACAATTTTCCGCTGGTAAACCTGAAGCAAAAGCAGCTCAATTAAGAGCGTTGGAACTCAAGCAAGCTGCTGATCTTAAAGCCGCATTGGATCCTTACGAAGAACAAAAAGCCCGGGCGTTGGCAGGGCAAAGCGCCTTGATGGATCGAGTGTTAGGAAACAGTGCTGGGGGTTTTAGAGTAACCAACGTACGTCCAAATTAAAGGTGAAGTATGCCGATTTACACAATCGAAGGCCCTGATAAGCGTACGTACGAAATCGAAGGTCCAGAAGGCGCATCTGAAAAAGATCTGTTTGCAACGGCTCAGCGGTACATGCAACAAGAAGATCAGACGGCTAAGAAGACTCAACGTGAAGCAGAGATAGCTGATCTTAGAAGACAAGCTGAAGAAGCGGCGTTACAAGCGGCGAAGCCTACGCCAGAAGGCGGGTTCAAAGCTGCAGCAAAAGCCGGTAAAGAACAACTCATTGCAGACCTTGCCCGTGTTGCTGGACGCACGGGGATTATGGACGTCAGCAGAGCAGAAGAGATTGCCGCTGAAAGAGAGAAAACTGCTGCCGAAACTTTCCAAGGTACACAAGACGGTTGGTTAGAATCCCCATGGCAAAAGTTTAAAGAGACCCTAGGTGGATCGCTTGCGTACATGGCAGCTCCTATTGCTGCGGGTGCAGTTGCTGGTGCGGCTCCCGTTGCTGGTGCGCTTGGTGTGGGTGCAGGGGTTGCTGCTGGTACTGCTGCGGGTCTTGCCTCGCTTGCGCAATTCACAGGTTCTAACTTATCCCGACAGGTTCAGGAAAAAGGTGTAAGCCTTGCCGATACAGACGTATTAGCAGCAGGTGCCGCTGCGGTTCCACAAGCGTTATTGGACGTAGTGTCATTACGGATGCTGCCCGGCATCAACAAGATTTTTAGATCCGCTGGTAAAGAGCTTACCGAAGATCAGCTTAAAACTATCGCGCAACGCAACCTGCTCACTAACGTGGGGCTTAAGGGTGGTAAGGTTGCTGGTGTTGAAGGTCTTACTGAAGTTGGGCAGCAGTTCCTTGAGCGTTTGCAAGCAGACATTAGTACCACGGACGAATCGGCACGCGAAGAGTATCTGGAAAGTCTCATTGGGGGCGCAGTACTTGGCGGTACATTCGGTGGTGTAAGTGGTATCGGGGCTAAAGGTCGTGCACAACGCGAACTAGACGCCCGTGCTGCTAAGCAAGCAGCGGAGCAAGAAGCTGCTGGTATTACCCCACAATACACAGCACAAGGGGAAATGTTCCCCGAAGAATTACAGCAAGCACAAGAAACTGCTGCCGGTATGCAAGGCCCCCCTGCGCCGGAAGTAACAACTCCTGAAGCCCCCGCTGCCCCAACCACAGCACGACAGGGTGAACTAGACCTAGGCGGTCAGGATCTATTCGGTGCTGCACCAGAACAACCCGCACCAATTGCGCCAGAAGATATGCAGTTACCGGGTGTTACTCCTGCCGCAGAACCAAGTACGGCTGCTCCTGCAGGACAAGGTACGTTACCGCTTGTAGGTGGACGCACTGAAAACCAACAGATTGTAGAGATGTACGTCGCGGATCAAAACGCGCAAGCAGTTGCTAATGCACAAGCTAAACAAGCAGAGCGTGTAGCACAAGGTGAAGCTGGCGCTCGCGCCGCGCAACAGGAACGTTTAAAGTTTGAATCTGATCTTGCCGAAACCGACGCCCGTATTAAAAGTACGCAAGAACGCACAACAGAGAACGACCGTCTAGGGTTGTTGTTACCCCTGATTGAAAATACCGCAGTAAAAAATATCCCCAAAGCTTTTGGTAACGCTTTGCAGTCAGCTGGGTTTACAGATACCCAGTTCACCCCAAGAGAGCGTGAGTTAATTCAACGCGCTTACGATGTCCGTGCTACTCCAGAGGCTACGGCGCAGGATACTGTGCCTAACGAGATGGATGTGTACCGAGAGGCACGTCGGCAAGAACCACAACAGATTGGGTTGCCCGGTTTTGCCGCACCTAAAGGGATGAAGGCAGCTGCCCCTGCGGTTGAGGAACAAGTCGCGGAGCGCCCAGAGCAAGGACTTATCCAGCAAGAACAAGTCGATTATTTGTATCTTCCCGCTGCCTCTGCCGTACGTAACAATATTATTGGTAAGGACATCTTTGACCCTACACAACGTGCGTATGTAAAAGACCAACTTGTTGCTGCTCGTGATGCTTTTGCTGCGCGTACTGATCCTCGCTCGCGTACTGTCGTAAAACGCATTAACGATATATTGTCGCAATCACCGTTCGTAAAAGAACAAGGTGAGCTGTTCGGTCCACGAGGAGGCGTTGCTAAGTTCAAGTCGGTGTTACCGCAAGGAGCGCAAAATGTTAATCAGCGAACTGCCGCTGAGCCGACCGCTCAGCCCGGAACAAGTCAGCCGTCTGTGGGAGTGGGTAAACCAAGCGTCCCAACAGGAACCAGTGCTACGCCTAGTACCGCAGGAGTTTCAAAACCTGCTGGAGGACGACTGGCTGATACTGGTCGAGGAGCTAAACCTAGTCCTGCTGGAAAGGCAGCTGCACCAGCTCCAGTAAAGAAACCAGAGGCAAAGAAACCTGCTGCACCAAAGGCTGAAGATAAACCCGCTGCACCGAAAGCACCAGTGGATCCGTTTGCGTCTCTTGTAGCACAGGCACAAGCTGCAATCGATGCCGCACCAAAAACTGAAACTAAGGCAGAAGCTGTTAAAGCCGAAAGCGAAGTTTCTAGGGCGGCAAGAGAAGGTTTAAATTGGGCGAACAACCCAGCCACGGCAAAAGGCAAAAAACTTAAACTTGAAGTAAGTGCAACCGAACCTGTGTCCGACACAGTAGCAAGCCATTTACAAGCGAGGAATTTGACCGAAGCGCTTGGTGCCCTTGCACAACAACAGAGCGGCGGCATACGGCGCATTACGCAGCTGCTCGCTAAAGCCTTGACCGGCACAAAAGTTAAGGTCGTACAGAATTTAAAGGATGATAGTGGCAAGCGCGTTCCGGGTATGTTTGACCCCGAAACCAACACCATACTACTTGATGCCGAAACTGGTATGACTCCACACGCCTTGATGCACGAGGCTACGCACGGGGCGGTATCGCATATCTTAGCTAATGCAAACCATCCGGTTACTAAACAACTGAAACGTATATTCGATTTGGTCAAGGGTAAACTTGATACAGCGTATGGTGCACAGAACCTGCAGGAATTCGTAGCTGAGACTTGGGGTAACCAAGAGTTTCGCAACCAGCTTGCTTCCATCAACATGGACGGCTCAAACATTACAGCGTTACAGAAGTTTACAAATGTCATTATGAACTTCTTGCGTCGTAAGTTTGGTGTGGAAGCAAAACCCGTAGGCAGTACGTTATCCGAAGTGGACGCTTTGATTGAATCAATTCTGTCGCCTGCCCCTGACTCCCGTATCGGTGAAGCACTGTACATGGCATCAGCCACTAGGATGGGTGACCGCGTAATTGATGCGGCAAGCAAAATTAACGAATCCTTACCTGAGCGTGGTCAGAAGTTTGTTAGCCAGACGCACAAGGTCCTTGGAAGCGATTTGCCCGGTTGGGTAAAGAACGCATTGCGTGGTGCGTTACCTCTTGACGCTTTGATTGATTCGGCAAAGAACATCATCCCTCTAGCTAAGCGCCTTGGTGAACTCATTGACCTGCGCAAGGGTGAGACAGATACACTTATCGACGGCTCTGATGCTACGTTGCGTCGTGTAACCGATTGGGCTAAGACTCAGACCGAAGCAAAGATGAAAGCGTTTAACGACGTGATCTATACCAGCACGACAGAGCAGGTTGACCCAACCGAACTCCGTACAAAGTACGAGAAGGATCCCGAAAAGCTCAAGCAGTACGATGCGCTAAAGGCTAAGTGGGACGCACTAGATGCCAGTGCTAAACGTACATACACTGAGATGCGAGATGCATACAAGAAGCTATACGACAAAATCGGTGAGATTCTAAAGAGCCGTGTAAACGAAGAGTTTAGTGGTGACAAGTCAAAGGCTAAGGCAGTTAACGAAGCCTTGCGCAGGATCATGGAAAACGCTGGTGTGATTGCACCTTACTTCCCGCTGACACGTTCTGGTGACTTCTGGATTTCTTACCGTGCGTTTAACCCTAAGACCAACACAACCGAAACATACGTTGAGGCGTTCGAGACCCCAATTGAGCGCCGCGATTACGTGCGTGAACTGGAAAAGAGCGGCGTTAAAGGTATCGAAGAATTTGCAAAGCCAACCCGCAGGACGTACCGCAACGCCCCATCTGGTTCGTTTATGAACCAAGTGTTGCAGACGTTGGAGCTAAACAAAGTATCCGATACTGCTGTTGACGAGATCATGCAGCTGTTCTTGAACGTCATGCCGGAGTCTTCGTTTGCACAATCGTTTAGACAACGTGCAGATATCAAGGGTCGCCTAGGCTTTCAACAAGACGCAATTGCCGCGATGCAGTCCAGAGCGCCTGTGATCATCAACCAGCTCATGAACATGAAGTATGGTGCGAAGTTGGGTAAGCTCAATAACGATATTCAAGAATACGTTAAAGAAAATCCTAGTGACCTTGGGCGTGAGTACGCAGAAGAATTTAACCAGCGTATTCAGTTTGCCATGAACCCCAACACTCCTAAGTGGGCACAAGTTACGCGCACACTTGGGTTTAACATGACGCTTGGGTTTAACATCTCTGCCGCACTGGTCAACATGATGCAGCTGCCGTTGGTTGTTGCCCCCTACCTTGGTGCTAAGTATGGCTATTCCGATACTACAAAAGCTATTGGGAATGCTACTCGTGTGTTTATGGGTAGCGGATTTACTCGTGAGGTAACTGACCTAAACGGCAACAAGAGCCGCATCAAGTCTGCACCGTCCATTGACAACTACGACTTCAGTAAAGCGTCAGCTGAACTCAAGCACTACGAAACCCTTGCTAAGCTTGCTAAAGAACGTGGGCAGACCTCACGCTCAATCACTCAAGACATGCTCGACATCCGTGGTAAAGATACGTTGTCTGAAAAGGTAAACTCGGTATCGGGTGCAGCGTTCCACCATGGCGAACGTATGAACCGTCAGGTAGCTATGATTGCGGCGTACGACCTTGAGTTGCAACGCATGAAGAGTGACCCCAAAGAAGGTAAGTTGCCTGAAGCCGAGCGTGAAATGATTGCAGCAACACGAGCAATCGAGACAACCGAATCCCTTAACGGCGGAACTTCTGCAGCATCCGCACCGCGCTTAGCTCAAGGTGGACTTGGTAGCGTTATGTTTATGTACAAGCGCTATGGCGCGTCAATGTACTACATGATGTTTAAGACCGCTCGTGAAGCAATGAAAGGTGGTACTGCGGAAGAGCGTTCCTTGGCGATGCGTCAGATTGCAGGTATCTTTGGTTCGTCTGCTTTGCTGTCAGGTGTGCGTGGGTTGCCAATGTTTGGTGTCGCTGCGTTGCTATACGATTCCTTGAAAGACGATGACGAAGATGATTTCCGCACCGAAGTCCGTAAGTTCTTGGGTGAAGAAGCATACAGTGGTGGGCTAAACGCTCTTACCGGCCTTGCAATCTCGTCGCGTGTGGGCTTAAGCGACCTGATTTTCCGTGACGGCAACACCAATCCTGACCGTACAGTAATTGACTCATGGATTGAAATGCTTGGCGGTCCGGTCCTTGGCGTAGCTAATCGTGTACAGCGTGGTATCAAGCTATTGAATGAAGGTGAATCGGGCAGGGCCTTTGAACAGATGGCTCCCGCAGCTGCCGGTAACGTACTCAAGGGTATCCGGTTTGCAACCGAAGGCGCTAACACATTGCGTGGTGATCCGATTGTGGGTGAAGTCAGTGCATGGAACGCTGGTGCACAGATGTTGGGTTTTGCCCCCGCTGAGTACATGATGCAGAACGAGCAAAACGCTGCGCTCAAAGGGTTTGAACGTGCTGTGGTACAGCAGTCGTCTAAGTTGCTAAAGAAGTATTATCTAGCAGCTAGCACGGGCGTTGCCGAGGGTATGTCGGAGGTAATGCAGAAGATTGGTGAGTTTAACGCCAAACACCCAACGATTGCCATTACAGCAAATTCAATCCGCAGCTCAATGCGCAAGCACATGCAGACGACTGCCTCGATGTACGGTGGGGTTGCTTATAACAAGCGGTTGATGCCCGAGATCCTGCAAAGTATGCGCGAGTTCAACGGGGATTAAAAAAGACCCCCACGGCTTAGGTGGGGGTAAGGGACAACCAAGGAGAACAAGCAACGACCAAGTTACTTGTAACCCTGATCCTATCATAATATTCGCCAGAAGCGCACCCCCCAGCAACCATTTTCAATTCTTTCGGAATGGTCGATGCGCCAGTTTTTATGTTTTGCTATCTTATTGACTTGATTCTTGAGTTTTACTGTATTGATGGCGGGTATGAAAATTGACGCTCCTACAACAAACCCGCCCCAGTTAATCTCAAACCGAACCCCGTCGGGCGCAACGTCAAACGGAACTCTCTTGTTCTCCGAATAGCGTGGCGGTAGTCGCCAAGACTTGCTCTTTTTCATCGTCCATAAACTCCGAGAAGTCCAACACCCAAACGTCGGCGGCGGGCAGGTTGACGTGCGTACCTTTGCCGAGTCGAACCTTAGCCTTCACTGCCTTAGTCTTTCCGGCTTTAAGCGCTTCCACGATGCTCAAGTAGTTGTGCTGATGCTTGACGCACCAATCCTTGAACGGTTTTGGTAACAGGTACATCATCTTCAAGTCGTATTCGTAACGTGCGATAAGTGATATACGTGGCGTTGCTTCCGGCAATATTGCCTTCTCGATGTTGTTGCCATCCTTACGCAGGTCTTGCAGACTTGTGATGCGCAGTACGTTGTTGTAATTTTCGGCAAGATAGTTGGTCAAGATGTCATCGACTTCAGCATCCATGGCTACGGTTTCAACTTGTGCATTTTCCATGGTCATAACGATCCACTTAAACAATGCGGCAAGGTCAAAGTCAATCAGCGCAAGGCGTTTGGCAATGATTAAGCCCACCAGTACGCATGCGGCTTGCGCCGACCAAAACCGGTTCTCTGCTTTTAATTTTGCTTTGATGTCAATCTTTTGCTGTGTTGATTTCAGCAGCTCGATTACAGCTTCCTTGTTAGCAATCACGTACTGTATATACGGTATCCATGCATGACCGTAGTTATCTTTAATGTCCGTACTAAGCTCATCGGTTTCGGCTTTGGTTGTAAAGTTAATTCGGCGCGTCAACGATTCCAACACACGCTGTGCTTCAGCTTTTGGGAGTGCCTTGTATGCTGACATACGCTCAAGCAACCCAGTGTTACCCGATGTACCGCAGATCAGTTTCCAAGGTGCGCCACGGAAACGTTCGACGTTGGCTTTAAGGGACATGCGGTTACGCTGTTGCCCTTGTGTCATCTGATACGAGAAGTCACTCAAGTCTTTCGGTGCGGTGTTTGTCATCTCGTCGCTATAGAACGGCAAGTTCTTATACACCTCTGCGCGATTCATCTTGGATGCAAACGTATCACGCTCAAACATTACTAAGATATCAGGGTTGCCCCAGATCGACGCCCCTGCGTACATTGCAGTGGTCTTACCCAAACCGCTTTCCTTGCTAAAAATGTGAAACGTCGTACCATTGATCGGAAAGAAATGCATCAACGGCGAACCAAAACCGATTCCAAACATGTACTGGTGCTGTTCAAACTCCGGGCGGTTAAAGAAATTCATTGTTTCTTTCCACTTATCGAGGGTTCCCTTTGGGGGGAAAGCGGGGAATAACCCTGCCGTACTACTCGATGGGGGGTTCATACCCATTGAATCTTTGAACACCTCAGTACTACCGGCAACAAACGATGTTGCATCATCATCTGTCCAACCAAACTGCCGACGCGCCTCGCTAGCGGCTGATACCATCTGCAGGTCATTTACCCATTTCGTAACGTAAGTCATAAGTTCGTCCACCTTCATAATAGCGACGCCATACATAGACATGTAGCGTCGAAACTCGTCTTTTGCGGTTACCGCTGTAAACGGTATCGTGAATTCTCGTACGCCATCCTTTGGTAAGTGCAGGCGCATTACTAGTGATTCCCCAATTTCAGGGTCTCGTAACCTGCTTACTACATACAGGTCATTGTGGTACACCGGTACGTCAATTGACTCACCGTCTTTTTCAACTACTTTAAACACGCCACCGTTCACACCACGGCGGTAAGGAGCAGGGTACTTCGGTATGAAGTAACTCTGTATAGGAGAGTTTGGTAAATCAAGTGAACGCTCCTCGACTACTACTTCTTCTGTTGCATCTAACTCGCGCCCAAGAGACAGCGGGTTTTTAATCTTGCCCCAGTGTGAACACTCAGTGCAAATGTTCGGGTTGTACTTGTTGAATGTCTCACAGCTGTAAGGTCCGCGCACCTGTGATGCTTTGTATTCTGTTGACTCCGGCGAATACTCTGGATGGTTCCGCGAAATCTTGTGTATAGCTTTGTCACGGTCTTCACAGAATGCGGCAATCGACAACCCTGCCCGCCACATTGGTTCCGGCATTGTGTCTTGGTTTTCAACAACCCACTTCAACTGCCCACAACCCACACCATCAACGGTCTTCATCATGATGGTCTTAAACTTACTTATGTAGCTGCCCATCAACTTCATCATCACAGGGTCAACTTCACGTGGGGTAAAGTTCTTCTTTCTTGCAAAGGGGCTAACCCCAAGCAGGTCACGAAACCCTGCAAACTCAATAGCCGGTGCAACTTCACCGATATACACGACATCCTTTGCAGGATTGTCTTTGTAATTGTGTGTTCCCGGAACTCGTAACACCCGTGCCGAATCCGACGTAACGGCGGGGTCAGCAAACAACCCGTTATCCACGCATAGCTCTTTGAGTCGCTCGGCAACAGGCAACCATGTTTCACGTGAAACAGGTTCGGTTAATGCCCAATACACATGCACCCCACGACCTGAATTGATCAGCGTCGGTTTCGGTAGCTTCAATTCTTTGCAGAACCGACGTAGTGCCACTAGCGCATCATGCTGTGTATCGTAATCCTTTGATGCGCCACAGTCCAGATCCAGAAACAACGACCTGAGTTGGTGCACGTTTTGGTTACGACGCGAGCCTTCTTCTACAAAAGTAGCAAGCGCAAAGTATGCATTACGTCCATCCTCGTCGAACTTGCGGGCTTGGTCCACCGCGTCATCGAGGTTGTCAAAGAATTTCTGCTCTACGTAGGGGTCACGCTTTTCTCCATGTAATTCTTCTATGCCTGTGATGCAGTAGTATCCTGCGTCACTAAGTACTGTCCCAAGAAATGTTTTTGTGTCCATAGCTCTGCCCGCGAATCGTAGTGGAAAGGTGTGGGGTACTTACTCGCGCTTTCCCCCTAACTGGATTAGTCGTCCCAGTCACCCACTAGACTCGCAAGGTCAGCTTTTGCATCGGCTGGCGGTGCACTCTTTTTAACCATCTTCTTAGGCTCTTCGATTGGCTCTTCTGCCGCAGCTTTCGGTTCAGCCTTTGGAGCTTCGAGCTTTGGTGCGGCTTTCTCTACAGGCTTCTCGAACAGTTCCTCTTTCTTACCGGCGGGGATAACGCCATCCATCTGCGACACGTTCAAAGTAATTGCCTTGATCGTATCGGGATGTTTCTGCATCTCAAGCACAACGCTGATTTCCGCATCGTCCAACGCACGGATCGGTTTGAAGATGAGCTTCGCTGTTGGGCTAGCTGTGTCAAAACGAATCTCGGTAATGATTCCGGCAGGAGCTTCACCGTGTGCTTTCAAGTGACGCCCGTAAGCTTGCAAGGGCATCTTGTTCTTGTCGCCTTCACCAAAGACAGATGTTGCGGGTGCGGTCAACTGGTACACCTCGCGTTTCTCAATCTCGCCTTCGATCTGCACCGCTAAACGCTGTTGGAATCGGCAAGCACGTCCTTCACCTGCACCAGAGCCTTTGATGTTTTGTTTGCAATCAAGGCAACGGTTGGCTTGCTTTTGATCCTGTGGCACAGTCGCATCAGGCTTTTGCGTATCGGATGACCAACACATGGGCTTGACTACTTCACCCTCGACATAGGTTCCGGCAAAGTACATGCGGGATACTGGTGCGGCGTTTACGATTACCACGTTCATAGCGCGTTCTTCGCTGACACGGAATTCTTTTCCGTTGATCATCTCACGAAACACACCACCCTTAATCGAGATGCGTCGATTCTGCGCACCTTCATTGGATCCGCCCGACAGGGTATCGAGCAGGTTGTCTTGCAACTGCTTAGCAAGTGCGGAAGTTTTACCGCCAAACAAGGTCATTGAAGTCATTTTTAGTTCTCCTATAGATCAGCATCAGGGTTTTTAAAATCCAACTCAAGTTGGACAGGGGCAGAGGCGATTCCGACTTCAACAGATTCGACCACTGGTTTTACATCATCGTCCGGTTCAGCAATCAATGCCTTGATGACAGCATCAATGTTGAATCGGTACGTGTTACCTACTTTGATGTAGGTATTCTTTGGAATCCTGCCTTGCCGCAACCAACCTCGGATGCAAGAAACCGACACCGTGAAGTGTCGCGCCAGTGTTTCCACTGGTACAAATTGGGGGAATGTCATTATTTTCTCCTTACGGTTACTGAGTATTGGCTGTCTACGTTAAGCCCGGGGGGTAAAAGATCAGGGTGTTCCTCCAAAAATTGTTTCATGTTGCCTTGGTGTAGGCGCTTTTCAAGTAGCTCAGGGGCTTGGTGATCGAGGATAAACTTACCCATTGAATCCCAATCGTTTGTCCAATAGCTCTGCTTGATCGTGCGAAAGAATAAACCCTCGGAAGTACGCACACTTTCGACGTTATGCTCTTTGCAGTGGGTCAGGAGCGCGTCCTTGACTTGCAGCATCTGCTCTTTGATCTCGTTCTCTTTCTCTTGGAACTCGTGGAGCATAGCTGTGTGCTTCTCGCGCATCTTAATGTAAACCTTTACTAGCTTTTCTACGGGTACTTGGTCGGTCATGATGTTCTCCTAGTGTTGGAATGTTTATTATAGTGTCATTATTTAACTTAATCAAGTAGATTGTTATATAAATCTATAATTTTTGTGTGTACGTCTATTTTATTGTCAAGAAGTTGGTAAACGTGACGCTCTACGCCTGAGCCTTGGAGCTGTACAACGGTGGTTGGGTGGCGTTGCCCCGAACGATGCACCCGTGCGTTTGCCTGCGCATAGGTCTCAAGTGACGGTACAGGACCCCACCAAACAACCGTATCGGCGGCGGTAAGGGTTACACCATGCGCAGCAGACTGTGGCTGAATCACAAGCACCCGTGGGTTATCCGTGGTCTGGAATCGGCTAAAGATGTCGGTGCGCTTATTGGCGGGTACGTCACCGGATATGATCTCAGTGGTAATACCGTCTGCTTGGAGCTTGCCGGTCAGGATGCTGATGATGTGCTTGAATGGTACAAACACCAACACCTTCTGGTTGGTCTCGTCGATAACTTCCTTGAGCGCCTTGTACCGGTTCTTGATGTCGAACTCAAGGGTCTCGCCAGTATCGGAATAGACCGCGCCGCAGGATATTTGCAAGAGCTTGTTCATGTTCACGGCGGCATTAACCGATGTGATGGACTCACCTGATGCTTCAACGATCATACGGTTCTTAAGCAGGGTGTAGTACTTCTGCTGTTGCTTGGTCAACTCCACGGCTCGCTTGACGTAAGTCATTTCCGGCAAGTCCAGACACTCGTCCTTGGTGTACCGGATAGCGGGTTGCAATGCCTCGAACACAATCTGCGTTGCTTGCGACTTGGGAACCCACCGAAAGTTTGAAACCTTGGTCATCACCATGTCTTTAAACGAACCGGCGTAGCGCGGAACACTTGTTGGGTTCACAAGTTTTGCAAGTCCATAGGCATCCACGGGCGACTGCGCGGCGGGTGTACCGGTCAACATCCACAACCATGTCTCGGGTTTGAGCAGTCCGTTGAGTACTTTCCACCGTTTGGCTTGGCTGTTCTTGTATGCGTTGGCTTCATCGACTACGATCAAATCAAAGTTAGCGTTGGCAATCTCGTCACGCACAATCTCAACACCGTCATAGTTAATGATCACAAACTCGGCATCGCCCTTGATGATCTGTCTGCGCTTGTCTGATGTGCCATACGCAATGTCCACTGTGCGGTGCATTGCAAACTTAAACAAATCCGCACGCCACGCAATATCCATGATTGACATGGGGCAGACCACCAACACACGTTTAATTCGGCGTTGTGTCATCAAGTAGTCTGCCGCCCAAATGACGCTTCCGGTCTTGCCTGTGCCTTGCTCGTTAAAGCAGAACGCACGTTTGTTTAATGTTAAAAATGCTGCGGTGGTACGTTGGTGATCAAATGGTTTGTACTGCCCTGTCCACTTGTAATGCCCAAGGATAGGACTAGGTACGTTACGTATCTTTAGGTTTTTGAGTACTTGTGCTTCGTCAAGTCCCCATCGTACAAGCACCTTACCATTACCAAGATCTTTGCTCTTTGGGATCACTGTTGTGATCTTCTGTGGGTTACGTAAATTCAAAAGCAAAGACTTGTTATCAATAATTTCCAACTTGTTCTCCGACGGCAAATTGACCGAACACGGTGTGCACGGTCTTGTTATATATGGGTTCCCATAAAGCAGGGTCGAAATCGAATTGGCGAAGAGTGCAGGTGCCTGCCAAGGTACCTTTTTTGCAACGCCCTACGGAGCTAAACCGTAGTACCCACACGCATAGACACTATATGCCCATGCGTGTAAATACTTATTTCTTTTTACGTTCGCGCTTGCTTACTTCTGATACTAGGTTACTCTTTGAATCACGCTTAAATGAGCGGTTGGCATTCGCATCTTCAACACGCAGACCATCTTTAATCGAACCACCTTTGTCGATAGCTTTAACGTGCGCAACATCATTACCATCACCTTTGTGTACTTTACCAGCTTTCGCTAATTTTGCACGAGCTTTATTACGCTCAGCGCGTTTTTTTATTTGCTCTGGTGTGCCTTGATACTGGTCGTACTCTTTTGCGTACGGTCTAGGTTTGTTTACGTAAGGCATTTAATTTCTCCCATTGTGCGGGCAGCTTGTTACTACGCAATGTTTTTTACATAAGCCGGACGGTCTTGCGTTCCACACGTCACTATCATGCGAGGCTTTCAAACGGTTAAAAGAGGTGAGCCACTTTTGCCACAACTCTGATTCATCTTTAAGCGAGTACTCAGCAGTCACGAAATCTTTGCTTATAACAAACAGCAATCCTGCCTTGACACGCTCGACTAACGGAAAGTGCTTAAACGCCGCAAGAGACATCAACTCCAACTGCCCCTTGTCTGCATACTTTGCGTTCTTTCCGGTCTTGTAATCAACTATGCGAGCTACACCCGTATCATGATTCACAATTACTAAATCTGCAACCCCTCGCCACCACGCATTAGGGGAATCAAATTTACATGGTTCTAAGTTTTCGGTCAACCCCAGTTCGTACTCGCATAACTTATCGCCTTCAATTGCGTTTAGCTTATCGAGTACGTCCTTGGCGAACGCAAACTGTGGGGGCAGTGGTGTACCATCCTTGATGTAGAACTCTGCGGCTTCATGGAACTCTTTGCCATAGGTGGTTGCATCAGTGGGCGGCTCGTCGTACTCCTTCAACACCTTGATATGGTAATACTGCTTTGGGCATGTCTCAAACTTCTTCATGCCGCTGTACGACCAAGCCTTAACCATTAACAATCCCCGTATGATTTCCCATGCCCTGACTCGCAATTAAGCGGTAGCCCCTTTGCCCATTCCGGCGTCCATCGCATGCACTCTTCAACATGCTTGACCGCTTCTTCTACCTCTTCGTCACGCACCACGCAAGCAATCGCATCATGCACGGTCAGCACCACCTTGTACTTCTTGGCGATAAGCAACATCTGCTCACCTATGATGCATCGTGCAATTGCCTGACACACGTTCTCGATAACCTTGCCGCCATAAATACGTGTGCGCCCTCTGCGGGTGGCGTAACTAAACTCGATACCACGCTCTCCGGGTTCGAAATTCAACCCATCATACCGCATTAGTAACCCAGAGGGTAGACGTATCGCAGGGGTTTTTTCCACAACACTCAATACGTTAGGCGGAACTCCTAAGTATTTACTTTCACCGTTAATCATGGTGACTAAGCAGGAATGAGCGTCTTGCCATAGCTCAACAATACGGTCATTGGTCTGGCGATAAATGTTGATAACTCGCCGCGCTTCTTCCAAGTCCATGTCATAGCCAAACGTCTTGAGCTGTGCCTGAAACTTCAACGCACCCATGCCATACCCTGCGCCCAAGATTGTGGTCTTGCCCACGAACCGCTGATCCTTGGTTACGTCGGATTCGGCGACGTTATAGATAACGGATGCCATCTTCTTGTACACATCTTCGCCATTCGCAAAACCCTGTATCAAGTCCCCCTGCCCCGCAAGCCATGCAAGTACGCGGGCTTCGATCTGTGCAGAGTCAGCATCAATAATGGTATAGCCTTCGGGGGCTACGATAGCTTGTTTTAGCTTGTTGGCATTCGCCCCACGACTCGGCAGGTTCTGTAAGTTAATCTTATCATCACCCCCCCAACGCCCAGTGTGTGCGGCGTAGTACCGGATAGGTACAGGTAACATCCCTCGTGATGCAATACCCAAGAATCGTTGTGTGCGGGTTTCTTCGAGCGTAGATTTTGTCCCTAGTCGTGCGGCAACCAATGCTTGCACATCAGGATTTGGGTGTTCTGCTAAAGCCTTGAACCCCTCGTCGCTCTTAGCTAGAGCAAGGGCGGGCTTGTTCGTGGTCAGACTTACCTTCATCGGAGGCTCAACGCCAAGGGCAAGGAGTGCCTCGGCAAACTTCGGGTTCGACATCAGCTCTTCACGCTTTACATTGCACTTATCCAGCAACTCATCCTTGCGTTTACGTATATCTTCTAAATGTTCAGCAAGCAACTTCTTGTTTAGGCCCAGCGTCGGCTCGATAAACATACGTAAAGTGCAATCAATTAACCGCAACTCCTGCTTAGGAAACCCTTGCGACATAAGATGAAAGAGCTTCGTGGTTATCTCCACGTCATTGATGCAGTAATCCCCATAGCGGCTCAATTCGGCATCGCTAAAATCTAGGCGGCGCTTACCCTTAGCGACTATAACTTCCTCGCCCTTGATACCCACCTTGTAGCGTTCAGCCATAGCCTTGAGTGAACCACCCACCTCGATACCATGCAAAGCGCGTCCCATGCATAGAGTATCAGCCCAAACGCGAGGATGAACATCAAACCGCCAAGCAAGAATGGAACCATCAAACAGAGTGTTATGGCATACAACCATCGCGTCTGACCAATTAAAAGTATGTAGCCATTCCTTGATCTGTTCATGTGTGCCACTCGCCCACTCGGTTGGATTGTTGTTGACCTTTATCGCAAGCCCGATGACTTCGAACTTGTCGCTACGCACGTACTCTTCGGTCGTAACCTTCGAGAGGCTAAAGTCTTGGTCGTAGTATGTCTCAAAGTCCAGTACGATTAAGTCCATCATTCTTCCTTGGTTTTACGTTTTCTTTTAACTGCGGTAATACCTACGTCGGGTTCATCTTCTACATAGTCCTCATCGTTTTTACCGTAAGGGTCTGGATCGTGCTTACGTTTAATCATGTTATCCGCTAGAGCATAGGCATCGTATTCAATAGCAAAGCTATAGCCCTCCCGCATAACTAAACCTATTAACGCCATACCCGCAAAAAAATCTCTTAGGTCTTCATCGTTCATTGTTCTTCTCCGATACTTCGATTAACTTCTGTAAGTAGTGTTGGGCTTTCTTCAAGTCCTGCACCCCACCCTTGTCCTTCCAACGGGACACGTACTTTACTACGTTACCTTCGAGATACCCAAGGTTATTTGCAATGATGTAGTCCCATGGCTGAATATTTTTTTGGTAATGGTTACCTCCTACTTGCGCATCGTTTGCTTTCGTAGGTTCGATAAATACTCCTGCGGCACGTCGCTCTTCCATATCGCGTTCTCTTCCTCTGTCCAGTGATGCTTGTATAACTTCTTTTAGTGTAGGTGCTATGTGTTGTTTCATACCATGTTCCTTATCCATGATGCGGCTACATCACAGCGTGGGAACGGCAGTTGCACCTCATTTACAATTTCTTTCTTGGGCTTAGATGTCTTGAGTGGTTGCTTGACGTCATCACCCTCACCCCATGCGTATACTTTAATCGGTGTGCCTTGCTTGTTGCGTGACCATCCTGCGATGTGCACCATGTGTCGTCTGTACAACTCAGCAATGACAGCCGATACTGTAGCAACAGGCAAGTTGACATGCTCTGCTAAGTCTATGGTAAGTGACTCACCAAGTTCTTTTAACCCTTCCTGTACGATGGTGGGGTTCTGCGCTCTAAGATTTATATGTGGCATTATCGTTCCTTGGTTAGACCTTTTTGGCATCGGTCATTAAACTCGCATGCCATGGGGCTTATGCAGTTCTCGCATTGCTTGGGTATCACAAGAGCCTTGTGCAGTACCTCGATAGCACGTACAACATCCAGTGCTTTACCAGTCTGCAAGAAGCTCAGTGCTTCACGTATCGCTTCGTTCTGTGACATTCTTTTTCTCCTTTAAGTTTCTTTCTTTGTATTCGTTCCTGTTAACTATATACAAAGAATTTAGCGCTTCATTTGACGCAGTTTTTAAATGGCACTGTTTACAAAGCAGATACGCTCCTTCCCCATCAGCGCAAGAAAGCCCATTCTCCACCCATGTTTTTATATTAGCTACAACCCAAGGTCCGCTTGTTGTGTTGCAAGTATTGCACGAAGTATTTTTCCTTAGCCTATTTACAATACCAATGTAATCCGGTGATGACCGCAAGTTAGAGTTGTTGGTGACTCTGTTTTTTCTCAAGCATAGTCTTGAACATGTAGATGTTCGTTTGTAATAGGTTGGCGTTAAAAACATTTCGGTATTACAAACCGCACAGCTTTTTGGTATCCGAATAACTTTCGCTGCCCAACAGCATGCCCTTGAGCAATAGTGATGCGCGGTTCGTTTAGCCCAACACGCGTATTTTTCAAAAAGCAATCCACAATGGTCGCAGTTGAACGGCAGCTTTGATTTGATTTTTGCAATCGGTGTTAACTGTGAACCTTGGTTTAACATTCCTGATTTTGGCGGAGGTATGTGCCTATAATGGGCGTCATACCCTTTCCTTAACTTATTCATGTATCTTTTTCCTTAAAATTATCCACAGCGATACACCCACGCGCCCGACACCCTTCGTCCAAGTCAGGCAAGAACTCGTCAAGGGCTTCGTATATCTTCATCGGCAACATTCCGGGCGATGCGTGATACAGCACCGCAATAACCTGTAGCTTCTCTATCAACGGCTTGGCTTGTTCGTACCTCATGTGTTCTTCTCCCGTATAAGATCCGCGAGGCTCTCTTTCTTCAGCATCATGATGATGTCATCAAGGTCTTCAAGCGGCGCGGTGATACCATTAAATTGCAAAAGGTCATGCACCCACTTAAGCGTTGTAATAATTTTTACTCTATCCACCGTTCTTCTCCTTGAGTTTGGCTTCGACTTCGAGGCACAAGTCATACGCACCAAGTTTCATAGTTGAAAACTCAGCCAGTTCAGCGTCCATCAGCCCAACCCATTCACGCTTATAAAACCCTGCGGCGTTAAGAATCTGTTCAAGGTTCGGGCCAACGATTTTTGTTGGCATTGTATTCACAGGCTCTTGCTCAGCAAACGCTTTGTACTCAGGGCTGTTTTTGTACTTATCGTACTCACGGTCAAAGCCTTCGTTGATTTCTTTCTCGTTCATTTCTTACCCCCAAGATTCTTGTTAAGCACAGCCCATTGCTCTTGCGTGATTGTCCACCAAGGTCTGTAACCACCTGCCCTGTATGCCGCATTCCAAATACGCTTGGCATCTTTCTTGCGGATATCATCACGGAACTCTTGATCCTCGCCACGCCACCACAATTCAAAGTCGTTGTTCATTATTTTTCCTTGGTTGTTCTACATTCTGCCCTTACTTGCGTAGGGTAGTCGGGGTGAAATGCCGCAAGGTCACAGCGGTATACAGCTTTTACAGGTAGCATCAACAGCAACACCACCCATAACAGCACCAGACCACACGCCGCAAGAAAGGCAAGAATGTATTTAATCATTACCACAAGTCCTTGCGCTTTGTGCTTTACGATCTGCCTCAATGCGTCCCTGCCGGTAACCCAACTCGAATGCTTTACGTAAAGTAAATACACCAAGTTCACGTTCGCTGTCCTCGACAAACCGCTGTGCGGCAAGCACCGCATCATGCATGTAATCGGGAACAATCTTTAAGCTACCCTCGCGCTTGAGCTTCTCTTCAAGAGAACGAAACTCCTCTTCTTCAGTCATAATGCTCCTCCTGATCCATACCTAACACTACCACCACCAGTATAAGAAATGGCGTCACCGTAATGCCCACGCGAATCCTGTATAGCAGTAGTGTTTAACTTGTGGGACATTGATAACTGGTCTTCCAAGATTTTTAGTGATGCGTTGGTTATCTGGTTCGCGGTGAGCAGTGCGCTTGCTTTCTCCACTGGTTCACCTTCGGTCAATATCTGCATAGCCCGTAGAGTCATCACTTGCCTTGCCGCATTGCGCCGCGCTACATCAACTGCTTCGTGCTCGGCTTGAGTCATAACATCACTCACTTCCATGAAAAACTTCTGCCACTTCCCACTGCGTGTAGTTTCATTGGGGTAATCTTCAAGCTGTTTGATGTAGATTTTTACACCGTCGTTCAATTCGGTATCATCCATAGCCGCCCCCTAAAAACAGTTGGTCGTACAGTTATTTCCATAGCAACACGTAGTGCATGTGACTATACGCCCACCCGATATGTATGTGTGCGTTGTGCATGCCGCATAAACTGCTGTTGCCGATAATGTAAGCATCAAGCCGATCAAAAATTTATTGAAGTACTTAGTCATGTCCTGCTCCTTAGATGTAAGCAATAACTGCAAGTGCGGCGATACCACCCGCGATGAATATCAATCTACCAACCTTACTGCTGTAAGGTTTCGGTGCACCTAACATAGCCTTCTGTAGCCACGCCGTCTCCGAGCATGGCGGTATATTCTTTGCCGAATAAGTACCTTGTGTGTACCTACGCTCGAACCATTTGTATTCGTATGCTGAACCGATCTTTACTTTGCACTGCAAGGGGGCGGCGTTATTTAACACGAAGTGCCTCCAATTTTCCGTTGTTCACCTCGGTAGTCAACGCGCCCAGACCCCATGCACGTGATGCACGTGATGATGCGGTACTACGTAGTGATTCAGGGTTGTAGCCCTGTGGGTCGATAACAAGTAAGTCACCCTTTTCCATTGCGTCAAAGCCTGATGCTTCCAGTATGGATGTGTACGTACCATGTGGTGCAGTGACGATACGCTTCTTACGTGCGGGCTTAGCGGGCTTTGGCTCTTTGAGTTCAAGTCCACCATGTGCAAACATACGCCCCATCTCATCTTTGATGATGAACTCGGCACCTAACGCACGTAAAACAAGCAACGTGTTTTCGAGCTTGCGCTTCTTTGCTTCTTGTACAGGGTTAGATTGTGGTGCGGCTTGTGGTGTGTTGAACAGTGGTAGTTGGTTTTGTTGCGCGTGTTTTTGCGTGATTTGCTGTACGTGTTGTTGAACGGAATTAAACATGGTCGATCTCCTTGGGATAAAAAAGTATATTTCCAATACGGCTTGGTTTCATTAAGATGGTTAATGAATTCGGTCTTGTTGCTATCTGCTTTAGGTTTAAGTAATTGCGGATTGTTTTTTCGCGGTACACGTTGCCTAGACTGTTTGGGTCTACTCGCTTACGTGACGTAGCCATTGCTCTACCTCCTGAATATTGTCTTCGTTGATTACAGTAGACCACCCTCCTGCATACTTGATCTTGTTAAGCTCAAGTTCTTGCAATGCTGTGGTCGTGTTCTTTCCTGCCTTACATTCAATGGCAAAGAAGTAGCCTCGGAAGCACCCTACGATGTCAGGCACACCGCTCTTTCCATAGCCACCTGTTGCGGGCATGAAATGATAAGCGTTGTACTTGTTTAGTATGATGCGAACCTTGGCTTTAACTTTAGCTTCTGGTGTTGCCGCCATGATCAGAAACCAATAGCCGCTTTAATGCGTTGCCATGTGGTCATCTGTTGGTACTTGCTGTACTCGCCTTGAATAGACTGCTGCTGCTCTCGCAGGTAGTCTGTTGCTTTTTGCACAGCTTGCGTTTGCACCTGCTCGGGGGTCGGATGGGTGAT